TTTAAGCGTGCCAATCGATGCGTTCGGAATTGGCGGAGACACTTTTATATCTGACGTTAGTATGACTATTGTAGTTTACGATGATAACTCTGACGATTTAGATTCATACATTCAGACAATTAAAGACCTGTACGTATCTAACGCGAAAACTTTTTATTATTTATCTTTCGTTAAGCCGACTTTAATCGGGCCTACAATTAACTCCCCGGACAAAAAAGACGAAATAATGCAAAAAAATATCGACATTTTAGGTAAATTTAATGTGGAGACAGCATAATGGATAAAAGAGAAAAGAAAAGAATAATGACAGACCTCGCGAAAGGGAAGATAACTCAAAAAGACGTAGACTTACTAATAAAACCAAAGAAAGACGAAAATTCAAGCGTGAAAACGCGAGAAACTAGCATTCAGATAACTAAACAAAAAGGAGGTAAAAAGAATAGTAAATAATTATATTTCGGGAGCAGATAGTACATTTTTAATAGCATGGGAAGATGCAGCCAATTGGGCAGTAGCACCAGCTTCACATACTGCAAGCGACCAAACATATATGCCAACAGGCAGAGGTGTAGATGTTAGTATTTCAAGGAACAATAATGCTGAACGTATTTATGGAATAGGAGCAAGAAACGCATCCGCAACTATAAATAAACAGTATGCAGGAACTGCAACCATAAATGGAGTTCTTACAAATGCCTACTGGTTATTGGGAGTTTTGGGAGCAAATGCAGATAGTGGAGAATCAGATGCATACACACATACTTATACAGAAACAAATAGTTTGCCAAGTTTTACTGCAAAAGCATCACAGAACACAGGAACAACAGATGTTGGTAGTATTTTATTTGGTTGTAGAATTAACACCTGTACAATCACAGCAGCAGTAAACGAAGCTGTTAAATTCAGTCTTGAATGTCCGTATAGATATGAAACACTTGGAACAACTTTCATCTCAAATCTAGCAGACACAGAGCCAGTATTCACATTCGCACACGGAAGTATAGAAATGCCAGACGGAACATCTATTGCAGGAGTTCAAAACTTTGAACTTACAATAAATAATGGACTTGAATCAGTTTATGGAATTGGAAGTAGATTTATGTCTGATAATGTGGCAAAACAAAGAGAATATAACTTCTCTATGACTGCAGCGTTTAAAGATCATACAGCTTTAATGACATACTTTATGAATGGAACAGGTTCGGCAACTGCACCCACAACTGGAAGTGGAACAGAAATCGCAACACTTGAACTAACGTTCACAAATGACGATGGTGATATTTTAAATATTAATTTAACAGGAGTTCATCTAAATGAAGAAACACTCCCACAAAATTCTAATGACATTATCAAAGAAGATGTAAGTGGTTGGGCTCGAGCATGTACAAACATAGTTTATACAAATGATGTTCAGACAGCGCCTATTGCAGCAACAATTTAATTAACCTCACTTAATTTTAATGAGGTGCCTAACGGCAAATCCGTATTACGGAAAATAAAATCCAGGAGGAAAAATGGAAATACAAAAGAGAGAAGTAAATGGAAAGTTGAGAACAGTTGGAACGCTGGAAATAGAGTTTGATGATAAAAAAGAAGTTGTAGAATTAATAAAACTTACTTTCGGAGAAGATTTAAAGATAAGAAATCAATGTACAAGCGTTAAAATGATTGGAAACCAACCAGACATTAAAATAGACCAAGAGAAGATGACACTATTAAATTTATCAAAATCAATTATAAAAGCACCGTTCGAGATAACACAAGAAAATATATCTGATTTAGATAAAGATGTAGCAACTGAGATTTTATCAGCGTTCAATGAGCTTAATACTCCATCAGAAAAAAAAAAGTCGAATTAAAGTTCGCGCTGTTCAACGGAACATCTAACAACGAATATCAAGAAGACATAATTTATTTTTTAATGCTTAAATTTTTCAATATTAAGAAAGATGAGGTTGATAAAATGGAAAGAGAAGATGTCTATAAATTACTATGGTTAGAAGAACGATGGAAGGAAAAACAAGCATTCGAACAAAAGAAACAATCACAAAATGGAAAACGGAGAATTTAAAGTGGAAATACCAATAAGTATAAATGGAAGTAAGGCTAGTAGTAGTTCTAGCCAAAAGGGTTCTAAGTATGAGCAAGAAATTGTCAAACAACAAAAAAATATGACAAGTAACCTTGGCGGTATACTCAAAGCCACAGTAGTTGTTGCAACAATTTGGACAGCATTAAGTCCGATACTAACCCCATTAATAAAACTTTTATCATTATTAGCATTAGTTGTATTTATGCCATTATTGCCATACATTAAAAAAATGTCCGAGAAACTTGGCGAAATGATCAAGCAAGTTCGCAGTGGGCAAACCGGGGCAGCTGCTGGTGGAGAATTTGCTGGTGGACTTGGGGTATTATTTGGAGACATGAGTGTAGTTGGCGCAGCGATTGCGGCCGCTTTTTTATTAGCACTTACTGGAGGTTCAGCATTGGGGGCATTAGCATTGGCAGTTTCTGCATTAATTACTTGGGAATTGATTACAGGGGCTAGTGATATAGAGGATGCGTTGATTGCGGCTGGATTAGCATTTTTGGCAGGTTCATTGGCTTCATTAATGATGGGGGCGGGAACTGCGAGTTTGTCAATAGGATTACTTGCCGCAGAACTAACGTTGGGTTTTAGTCTTATCGGTAAAGCCATGAAAGAAGAAGATTGGAGAGTTGCTGCGTTAGAAGGACTTGGCGGTTCTTTATTAGTTGGAGCAGTAGCAAGTAAAATAGTAGGAGGAGTTCTTGCGGCTATGGGTATTGGAGCTGGTTCTTTAACGATTCCACTTGCAGCACTTACATTCGTTATGTTTGCAGAATGGAAATGGGGCATTTTCGATAAGGCTGGGGATTTTATAAATGGACAACTAGCTAATCTCAAAGAAATTCCTGCAAGATTAGGAACTGGTGAATATTCAATTATAGAATCTATTTTTGGTAAGAAAGAAAGATATGATGATATAGTCTATGATTTTAATTTGGGAATCGCAGGAACTAGAGCCGAAATAGAAAGATTACAAACTGAAGGTACGACAAATATGACTATTCTAAAAAACCAGACACAAATACTTTCTGATAGTGTTGGAAATGAAACATTAACCACATCATTAAAATCAAACCTTATGAATACTTCTAATGAATTTACTAATATGTCAGATATCGCAAATACTTCAATAAATAGTATAATAGAGAACATCGCCAGAATACCAGATAAAAAAGTGACTATTCATGAAATAAGAACGGTGAGAACAAATGGATAAAGTAATTCAGTCAATTATAGACGATTTGAATAAGATACCAAAAATAGTCAAAACAACCGAACAAGTTGATATTAAGAAAATCGCTGATGAAGTAAGCAAAGTTCTACAGAGACAAACAAAAGGGAGATTCAGTTCATGAAACCAGAAAAGAAAATAATCGAGTTATTGACTAGTATTAAAACATTCCAGATAGCAGGACTACAAATAGAAAAACAAAAGATGGCAGAAATTAAAAAACAAACTAAACTATTGGAGGAAATTCATGGCAAGTTCAATCGGCGGAAAATCGCTTGGGGACGTTTCTTCGGAATCAAGCACTAAATCTAGCAATTTATTTCAATTTCCTATGCCTTTATCGGATAGTGATGCGGCTATTTTGATGGATATTTTTGGTACAAGTCGAACAATCACAATCGAGGGAGTTAAAACTGGGCTTATAGCAGCACTTAGAACATTCGTGACAGACATCGAAACAATACAAAACGGTGAACAAAGTGGTTCAACTTTTGTAAGTAGTTGGACAAATGTGAATAAGACTGTTCTTATTCAAGATTTTACACATACGAAAGTTAGTGCAAATGAGAATGAAATTAATTATACCTTAGTTTTAGAAGAAGGAAGTGTTTTGTGAAATTAACAAAAATCATAATTAACTCAGTTACTATTAAGGATTCTAACGGTTCTCCAGATCCAAGTAAAGTTCTAAAATGGGAATATACCAAAGATGCAAATGCAATAAGTGAAGCAGAAATAACAGTCACAAAAGATATAAACGATTTGGTTGATTTGTCTAGCGGACAAATTATAGAAATTCATGGAGGGACTACTACTTCTACAGATACTCGTTATTTTTATGGGAAGATAGATAATATCAAACCAGACGGTTCTACTTTTGTTATTACGTGTTCGAATGAGATGATTGATTTAGTCCGAAAAAACGTTAACCATGTTTATGATAGTTCAATTGACGCAAGTGCCGGAGAAGTAAGTGAAATAGTAGAAGATTTAATTGAGACTTATGGTGGATTAACAGCAAGTGTTCAAACGTCTGGTACTGAGGATGGTAAGCGAGTAGACGAATTTAAATGTATAAATTCTGATATTTATGAAAGAATAGTTGCTTTAAAAAAAGCACTTGATTGGGATTTATTTTATGATGATGATAATCGAATAGTTCATTTTGAGCCAAAGGGATACACAGATTCAGGAAAAACTCTAACAGTCAAGGATAATATTTTGGGTTTGCCAGAATGGGATATAAACACAGACAATATGATAAACGACTTAAGGGTAGACGGCGCAACAATAGATACAACAATTAGTGAGAATGGAAGAATAGGCACAACCACAGGATATACAACGTCTAGTATTCTTTTGACAAAAACACCAAATACTACAGAATTATTAATTGATTCTTCTAATCCTCCAACAACCCAAAAAGAAGGTGGTTCTAAAGATGCAAGTTCTTCTGGTTATTATTATTTTGATCGTGAAAATAAGAAAATTATGCCAGCCACAAGCACAACATTCACAAATAATGATTATGCGATAATAAATTATAACTGGTCTAGTCCGGCGCCCATTCACATGATTAATCAATCAAGTATAGATTTATATGGTTATTTCCAGAAAACACTAGAGATAAGTGATATTACAAGCGTAGCAGACGCAGAGAGCCGTGCTAAAAGCATTTTATCTAATCGAAGCGTACCATTCGTAATAGGAAAAATAAAGGTCAAATTAACAGATGTTCCAGGTAGAGGTCAATTAGTTGAAGTTGTTGATACAATTACACCTACAGTAAGCGGAAACGCACTATCAGGTTCTTATTCTGTTAATAGTATAAAATATATGTGGCCTAGTGCATACGAAGAAATAGAA